AGACGCCGTCGGCGTCCACGTCGAAGATGACCCCGGCGACCGACCGGGTGCTGCTGCCGTTGGTCTTCGCCACCTGCTCGTCGTCGACCGCGAAGCAGGTCGCGCCGATGTCGGCCCGGGCGATCAGGTCGCCGGCGGTCGAGTTCTTGAACTTGAAGATGCCGGTCGCGACCTTCACGTTGGCCGCGCCGTTCGCGCCGCTGTTGGCGACCTTCTTCTCGGCGCGGCCGATGACCTTCAGGGTCGTCGAGGTCGCCGCGGGCACCGCCCAGCCGGAGGCGTTGATCGCGACCATGCCCCCGGCATAGATCGTCGTCGAGGCCGCGACGGGCACCTCGCGCATGTCGCCGGACCGGGCCGGCGTGTTGCGGTCTGCACTCAGCGCCATGTCACATGGCCTCCTGTCTCAGGGCGGCCTCGGCCGCCAGGGTTTCGAGATACTTCGCGGGGTCGAGACCCAGCTGCGAACAGACCGCCTTCTGCGACGGCGTCAGCTCGCCCGGCGTCGCCGGGGCGGACGCGGGGTTGCCGGCCATCTGCGGCGCGCGGCCGGCCAGCCCCGGCAGCGCGGCGAGGTCCGCCTCGACGCCCGCGGGGTCGGCCATGTGGCGCGCGATGAAGGCGTCGCGGCGCGGCTTGACGCCGGGCTTGCCGGCGGCGATCGCGGCGTCGACGACGGCGGTCGCCCGCTCGCGCGCCACGCCGTCGCGCATCGTCTTCAGCTCGGAGGCGAGGCTCGCGACCTCGGACTGCAGCGCGACGAGCTCGCCGTCGCGCCCGGCGACGAGCGCCTTCACCGCAGACAGCACCGCGACCTGGTCGGCCGCTCCCTCGATGCCGATCGCCTGGGCGATCGGCGCCAGCGCCGACTGCAGCGCCTTGTCGGGGTCCGCGCCCGCGGCCTGCGCCGCCTTCGCCAGGATCGCGTCCTGCCCGGCCGCGTCGTCGAGACCCAGCGCGTCGCGCAGGGCCTTCAGGAAATCGTCCATCGCTTCGGTCTCCGTTCTCTCGGAATGGAGCGTGGTGAGACCACGCAGATTGGGGGTGTTGGTCAGCGAGGCGCGCAGGATCCGGGCGATCCGCCCGGACTTGTCGTGCAGGATGACGGGCGAGATGCCGCGATAGGACCGCTCCTCGACCAGGCGGCGGCCCGCGGCGGTCCACTCGACCCGGCCCCAGACGCCGTCCGCCCGGGCTTCCATCTCGACGATCCACCCCATGGCCGGCGCCGGCAGGCCCTGCGGCCCGGCCAGGTCGGTGGCGTGGTTCTCGTCGACGGGCAGCCTGCCACCCGCCTCGCCGAGGCTCTCGGCCAGCACCGCGGCGGCGTCGGGCAGCTCGTAGGGGCCGCGCCCGTCCCGCGTCTCGACCTTGCCCGCAGGCAGCAGGTGCACCCATTCGGGCACCTCGCCCGCAGGCAGCACCATCGCCTGCAGCGCCGTCTGGCGCAGGGGCGGGAAGATCGAGGTCGTCGTTGCGTTTCGGTGCGGCATGCGCCATCCTTGGCGCAGGCGGCCCGGGCAAATCAGGCGGACACCTGTCACCCCCGCCTTCGCGGGGGCAGGCTCCCCGTTCGAGCCGGGGGCAGGCTCCCCGCCTTCGCGGGGGCAGGCCCCCGAAACCCCATCATCTGTCATCCCCGCGCAGGCGGGGACCCACCCGACGCCGCCCCGCGCCGGGATGCCGTCTTAACAGGGCCTAACAGGGCCTCAGGACCGGCGGGACGCCCCCTTCGGGTATCTCGGGGGCCTCCACGGGCGAACGCCCGTCAGCGCGCGTTACAGCGGCTCCCGGGCGCGGCGGCTTGCGGACGGGTCCGGACGGGGTTATATCGGGGGCGCACGCAGGGATGGGCTGACCCCCGTAATCCCGCGAGGCGCCGGGGCGGGGTCAGACGTCAGCGGCTCAGCGACGAAATAGCGGCCGCCCGATCCGCAGCCGGTCCAGCGCGCTCAGCTTGCCACGATAGAACGTGAAGCCCGACCACTCTCCTCCGTTCGAGGCGTCGGCGACGAGGCCGAGCACCCGGTTCTTCTCGATATACACCACCCGGACGTAACGCCGGCGCAGCTCGACCTTGCCGGTCTGCGGATGCACGACGAACCCCAGCCAGATCTCGGCCGGGCTCTCGACCAGGCCACGCATCAACGGAAAGTAGCGGTCGCGTCCGTCCTGCCGGCCGCCGTCGGCCAGGATGTGCTCGGCCAGCCGCATGCCCACACGCACCCGCGCGCCGGTCGGGTCGGTCCAGATCGCCTCGTCGCCGCCGATCGCCGCACGGAAGCGGGCCAGGAACTCGGCATCGTCCGCGGAGGGCTGGAGGTGTGGCGGCGCCACCGCCTCCACCGGCAGCGGCGGCAGGTCGCGCGGCGCGGGGGCGCCCGGCGCCACCAGCTCAACCATCCGCCCGCCGTGCCGCTCGACCGCGACGGCGTTCGCGCCCCGGCCGAACCCGGCGATCCCGGGATTGTAGGCGAAGCCCGGGCCGATGCCCTCGGGGGTCAGGACCGGCGTCGGCTCGGTGTTCTTGTTGATTGTGCGCTCGACCATCCTCACCGGCGGCGCCTTGCCGGGCTTCAGGCCCATGCGCTTCAGGTCGCGGTCGTTCATCGTGTCGACCCGGCACCGGCAGCCCCAGTCGTTCGGCGGGAAATGCGTCTCCCACCAGGGATCGTCGACGGCCAGCACCAGGTCGTGCCAGTCGCGGTGCTGCGGCCGCACCCGGTGGTCGCCGACCGTGACGTAGCGCAGCCAGGGCCGGGCGCGCTTCGTCTCCTGGATCTGCTGCCAGCGCCCCGCGGCATAGGCGGTGCGCATGTTGGTCTCGAAGATCACCCGGCTGCGCCAGCCGCGGCTGCCGTTGTAGGACCAGCCGTGCTTCTCCACGATCCGGTCGAAATCCGCGCGGAACTGCTCCAGCGTGCGGCCCTCGGCGATCGCCGCGGTCACCGCCTCGTGGAAGTCCTCGATCAGTCCGGCCTTGGTGGCGCCCGCGACCATGAAGCCCGCGCCGTGCATGCCCTCCCAGAGGTCGGACCACCGCTCGGTCGGCACGGCCGTCTTGTTCCGCAGGTAGGCGATCGCGCCGAGCGGATCGACGGCGAAGGGCCTCGGCTGCGGCAGGGGGGGTTCAGCCACCGATGTCGTCCCGCCCGCTCAGCTCGGCGAACACCAGCGCCATGCGCAGCCGCTCGGCCAGGTCCTCGGTCCCGATCCCGGGCTCGAGCTCGAGGAGCCGCGCCCGGAACTCCTCGAGGCTGCCGACCTCGGCCAGCAGGCCCCGCACCCGCTCGATCATCGCGTCGACCGCCGCGGCCGCGACCGCCTCGGCCCCGTCGGCCAGCACCGGCACCGGGTCGGCCCCCTCGGCCAGCAGCGCGGCCTGCGGCGCCTCCTCCTCTTCCTCTTCATCCTCTTCCGCCTCGGCCGCGACCGCCGCCGGCGCGGGCGGCGCCGCGGCCGCGGGCGCGCGCAGCACCTCGGCGCCCGGGTCCGGGTCGGGCAGGCCGAGCAGGTCCGACATCACGCTCGACTGCACCCTGAGGCCCATCGGCACCAGCTTCTCGACGGCGGCGACGATGCCGGCGACGTCGCGATCCTCCGGCCGGGCGATGACGATGCGCGGATAGGCCTTCAGCGGCCCGAACTCGAGCTCCATCCACGGCCGGATCAGGTCGCGGTTCAGGATCGCCGACAGGGCGCGCGCGTCCGCCCGCTCGATGTCCTGCTGCACCTGGCGGTGCTCCTGCCCGACCGCATGGCCGCCGGCGATCGCGTCGGTGGTGGCGGTCTGGCCCAGCACCGCCTTCGACACCTGCCGGTCGAGCCAGTCCGCCCGCTTCTCGTAAAGGTCCGAGGACGTGCCGACGCTCTTCGCCTCGATGAACTCGATCGCCATGGTCTCGGGCACGATCGCGGCACAGTCGCCGGCGATGTTGGCCACCGCCCGGAAGAGCGTGTCCTTGTCCTCCTCGGTCGCGCCCGGCCCGTACTTGCCGACCCGGATCGGCTGGCCGAAGGTCTGGGTGAAGATCGCCCAGTCGCGCTGGGTGAAGGCCTTGAACATCCACGACCAGGCGGCCAGCCGCGCGATGCCGGACCGCACCGGAAGGCCGGACTTCGCCTTGATCGCGGCGGTGACGAACTTGAAGGGCGGCAGATCGAAGTCGCCCCCCATGTCGCGCAGCATCGGCGTCGCGCCGTCGCGCCGGTCGAAGGTGAACCAGCGCGGGTCGCGCCATTCCAGCCGCCCCGGCCACCACTGGCCCCCGCTCGTGTCCCACAGGATCTCGGTGAAGCTGACGCCCTTGCCGATCGCGTCGAGGATGTCGAAGAGCTCGTCGGCCAGCTCGTCGCGGTCGAGCCAGGCGCGGATCATGTCGGCGCGGGCCACGTCCTCGGCGTCGTCGCTGGCCGCGGCCACCGTGATCTCGATCTGCGCCACGCTGCGCTTGCGGGTGGCGAGCACGCCGGCATAGTGCAGGTCGCGCTCCTCGATCGTCTCGGCCAGCTCGAAATAGCGCAGCGGCATGCCCTGGTCGGCCTCGCGCAGGATCGAGGCCAGCCGCGCGGGGTTCAGCCCGTCGCCGGGATAGCCGGTCAGCGGCGAGCGCACGCCGCCCACCTGCGCGGCGCCCACCTCGCGCCTGAGCTCGGCCCGGCGCACCGGCCGGCCGTTACGGTCCAGGAGCTGCGGCTCGCGGGCCATGCTTATCCCTCCATCCGCGGCAGTCTCTCGGGGCGGGCGACTGCGCGGTTCATTGCCATGAACCCGAGTTCCAGATGGGTCCGGGCGATCGCGAGCCAGCGGCCGTCGATCTCCGGCGCCTGCTGCAGGTCGTCGAGCTGGTCGAGCACCAGCGCCTCCATCTGCTTGTGGGCGTTGATCAGCGCCACCTCCACGGCGCTCAGCGTCCGGTAGCCGTCGATCTTCGTGCTCATTGCAGTACCCTCCCGAAGGCCGCGAACAGCCGCTTGAACATCTCCGCCGCAGCGCGCAGCGCCGTCATCACCACGCCGTGCAGAAGCCCGTCGAGCCAGCTCATCAGATCCTCCCTCTCAGCCCCGCGCCCAGCGGCCGGCGCCACCAGGCGGGCGTGTCGTCGTCCCGCGCCGGCCCGCCGCGGCCGCCGGCGTCGCCGAGGCCGCGATAGCCGTATTCCCGCCACTCGCCCCTGATCGCCGAATGCGCCAGCACCAGCGCCACCGCATAGTCGCCGTGCCGCTGGCCGCCGTCCGCGCCGGTGGTCTTGCCCTCGGGCACCATCGGGATGCCCTTGTGCAGCTCCACCACGCGCAGGTCGGCCTTGTGGTCGGCATCCGCCGGGATCGTCAGGCCCATGTCCTCGAAGGACGCCTTCAACGGCGGCATGTGCTCCAGGTACCAGCCGCGGGTCAGCATCACCGCCTCGACCCGGCTCGCGCCGTAGCGCTGCTGGGCGTACTCGGCCAGGTGCTGGCCGTTGCCGCGGGCGTCGTGCCGGGCCGCGACGAACCGCGGCAGCCGGTCGGCGACGTGCCAGACCACCTGTTCCTGCTGGCGGAACGGCACGTTGCGCAGCTCGATCACGAAGGGCACCCGCAGCCGCAGGTTCGCCTCCTCGGCGATCGGCACCAGGACGCTCAGGTCGCCCGACCTGGCGAAGTCGAAGCCGTAGGCATGCGCCCGCGCGGGGTCGAGCCCCGCCAGCACCGGCGCCACCACGGCCTCCAGCCAGTCGGAGACGAAGCCGCGCCGCTCGGCGTCGGGGCGGAACTCGAAGCCCGCAGGGCAGGCGAGCCGCAGGACCGGCAGGCTGCGGTCCATCGCCGCCTCGATCAGCGCGGAGCTCAGCCAGACGCCCGAGCCGCGCGACGGCACGCAGTCGAGCTCCTCGGCCGCGGCGTCGCCGTAGAAGCCGCGGATCTCCGCCGCCCAGGCCGCCTCGGCCTCGGGCGACCACGCCTTGCCGCGGACGAGCGCGATGCGCCGGTAGAGGCCCTGTTCCAGCGCGTCGTCGAAGGTGACCCGCACCACCTTGCCCGGCCGGCGGCCCTCCCTGATCTCCTGGATCAGCTCGTTGAACGGGTTGTCCTCGCCGTTGTGGGTCGAGATCACCAGCACCTTGCCGCCCCAGATCAGCAGCGCCATCGCGGCCTTGAGCAGCTCCGCCGCGTCGTCGTGGAAGGCGAACTCGTCCAGGATCACGTAGCCCTGCCGGCCGCGCAGGCTTCGGGGTTTCGATGACAGGGCCTGGATCTCGAAGCCGCTGGCGAAGCGGATGCGGAACGCCTGGATCGCGATGCGCTCGCCCTTCTCGCCGGCCTCCTCGAACAGGAACTCCTCGACGGCACCGGCGGCGGGCACGAAGGACCGCGCCCACATCGCGCAGGTGTCGATGAACTCCCGCGCCATGTCGAGGTTGTAGCCGAGGTAGAGCGTGTCCATCCCGCCCGCCTCACGCGCGGCCGCACTCGTCAGCACCGCGTCGGCCGCGACCCCCCAGGTGGCGCCGACGCGGCGCGACTTGTCGGTGACCACCAGCTGGTGCGCGGCCGTCGCGGCCAGCAGCTCCTTCTGGTAGGGCAGGAGCACGTCCGGCAGGCTGCGCGCGCCCGCCAGCGCCGGCGGCAGGCTGCGATGCGCCTCGGCCCGCGCGGCGGCGTGATCCTCCGCCACGCTCACGGGTTCTGGCCCGGCCGCATCTGCACGATCGCCCAGCCGCCCCGCGCCAACCCGCGCCAGATCGCGTCGCGGGCGGCCCGATCGAGCCCGACGAAAGGGCCGCCGGCGGCTTCCCGCACCGCCTCGTCCCGCGCGGCCTCCTGCGTCTGCACCAGCGGCCCGTGCCGCCGGTCGGGGCTCACCCAGCGGTACATCAGGCGACCCCCAGGATGCGCGCCTTGATGTCGGAAACCGTCTCGGCGCTCAGCCCGCGCGCCTTCGCCACCTTGTCGAGCGCCTTGTCCGCCTTCTGCGCGAACTCCGCCTCGACGCGACGCCGCCGCTCGGCCGAGACCGACTGCGCCTGCACCGCGCTGCGCAGCGCCGCGGCCAGCTCCATCGCGCCCTTGGGGCTGACGCCCGCCTCGCCCGCGCCCTGCAGGACCTCGAAGACCAGGGACTTGATCGCCTCGGCCGCCATCAGGGTCAGGTCGTCGCTCGTCTCGGCATCGAACCGGTCGCTGATCGTCGCGGCGATCTCGCGGGTCTGCTCCAGCCGCCGGGTCATGTCGGCCAGCCGCACGCTGTAGCGGTTGAAGGCGCTGAAGCTCGGCGTGTCGAAGCTCAGGCCCGTCTCGGCGCGGATCGCCGCCAGCCGCTCGGCGAACTCGGCATGGATCTCGGTCTGGGTCCGGTCGCGCCGGGCGAGCTCGCCCGCCGCCCAGGCGATCGCCTCCGACGCGGCCTCGGGCAGAAGGTCGATCGCGGACAGGCGGCCGCGGCCGCGGCGGCGGGGCGCCATGGCTCAGACGCCCGGCGAGGGGCGGTTGACGCCCTCGACGATGCCGCGGCCCTCGACATGGTCGAGCCCCGCGCGCGTCAGGCTGGCGATCATCACCGTGCCCGCCTCGCGCAGGGTGACCGCGCCCAGCTCCTCGAGGACGCGCAGCTGGGTCCGCACGTAGTTGCGGCTGCGCGCGACCCCGTGCGCCTCCAGCGCCGCCTGCAGCAGCACCTCGTTGTGGGTCCGGCTGGTCTCGCCAGCCAGCGCGCGCAGGATGATCAGCCGGGCATCGCGCTCGACGAAGGCCGCGAAGTCGTTCATTCGCCTATCCCTTCGCCTTCGCCAGCAGGAAGTCCTCGATACGCCTCAAGCTGCCGGACATGGTCGCGACGGAGGCGTTCAAGTTTCCCACCGCGCCCTTCAGCTCGGTGATCGTCAGGCGCATCTCGGTCACCGTGTCGCGGTCGGGCAGGTGCTTCAGCTCCGCCTCCAGCGCCTGGATGCGGGCGCGGTGGCCCTCGACCTCGGCCTCGATCTCGCGCAGGTGGCTCGCGTTCGCCGAGGCCTTCGAGGTCAGCCAGGCATAGACCACCGTGCCGACGCTGATCAGGAGCGCGAGCACGCCCAGCCAGTCCTTCAGTTCCTGTGCCGTCATCGACCTCTCAACCCCGCCCGAAGACGCTCTTGATGGTGTGCCCGCCGCCGTAGATCGCGAGCCAGAGGCCCGAGAACGCGACCAGGTGCTCGTAGGGGATCGCCGCCGCCGGGCTCGGCGCGAAGACGTTGCCGACCGGCAGGAGGATCGCGTTCCAGAGCCACATCAGGATCAGGAGCCAGCTCATCGCCGGCCGCCAGTGCGACTGGAACCGGTCGCCCTTCGTCTCGGCCATGGCCAGCGCGTGCTGCGCCTCGGCCATCGCCGCCAGCCGGTCGCGCTCGGCCGCCTCGAAGTCGCGCAGCACCGCGACCTGCTCCGGCTGCGCCAGCGCCGCCTCCACCTCGGCCGGAGTGCCGACGCCCAGCTGCCGGGCGATGTCGCGCCCGACCGTCGTCGCGATCGCGCCGACCGGCCCGCCCACGGCCCCGCCGAGCACGGTCAGCCCCGCGTCGACCAGCGGCCCCTTCAGCCGCGACCAGTCCATGCCCGCGATCACGCCCAGACCCTCCGGCCGGTGATCCGGCCCCGGTTCCGCCAGAGCCACCCGCAACCCCAGATCAGCAGCGGCAGGCCCACCAGAAGGATCAGCGCCAGGACCATCGCGTCCGACCCGTCGGCCGCGACCGATGCCAGCTCCGGGTCCGGCGCGGGCGCGGCCGCCTCGTTCGCGGCCACGGCGCCGCCCGGCGCGGCGCCGACGGCCGCGGCGCGGTTCGTGGTGCGGGCCTCCAGCGCCCGGCGGATCGCCGCGCGGGTGGCCGGCCCGACGATCCCGTCGACGACCAGGCCGTGCTTCGCCTGGAATTCCCGCACCCCCGCCGCGTCGGCCGAATGGCCGAGCGCGCCCAGGTCCTCGGGCCAGCTCGCCGGCGCGGGCAGCGCGTCCTTTCCCGGCCACTTGTCGTGGAACACGATGTCGCGCTCGTGCTCGCGGCGCCGGCGCAGGCCTGCCAGCTCCCGCCCGCCGGCCTTCGTCCACTGCATCAGGCTCGCCGCCGCCTCCTGCCGCCGCCCCTGCCGCAGCAGCTTCGGCCAGCTCGCGTTGTGGATGCGGCCGGTGTTGAAGTCGAAGCTCGTCGCCCCCTCGACCTCGTGCTCGCGCGCCACGGGCAGCGCCGCGGCCGCGCGGCGGGCGAACGTCTCCAGGTCGCGCGCCAGGATCGCCTTCGCCTCGGCGGCGGTGATCGTCATGCCGGGCTCGACCTTCGGCGCGCCCGCCGCACTCGTGTGGCCGTAGCCGATGGTCAGCACCCCCGCCGGACAGCGGTAGGCCCGCGTCACCAGCCCCTCCTCGGCGGCCACGAAATCGGTCAGTCGCTGGGATACTTGCGCCATGGCGGGGCCTCGTGCATGCTCGGAGCTACGCGTCCCCCGACACTCGCCCGGCGCGTTCCCGCAAATCAGGCGGACACCTGTCACCCCTCCCCCGCGACCCGCTTCCGCCGATGCTGCGGCCGGCCGCTCATGGCGGCCGGCACCGGAGGGTCCGCGCGGAATGTCGATCACCACCTGCCTCGTCACCGGCACGATCGTCGCACCCGACGGCGCCGATCTCGCGGGCGCGGCCTTCCACTTCCTGCCCGATCCGGCGGCCTTCGGCGGCCAGGGCGGCACGGTCATCGCCCCGCGCTCGGTCCGGACCGTGGCCGACGGCGAGGGTGCGGTCTCCGTCCAGCTCGCCCCCGGCCGCTACCGCGTCGGCGTCGGCCTGCCGGGCGGCCTGCAGATCGGCTTCGCCGCCACCGTGCCGGCCTCCCCCACCGCGAACCTCAACGCGATCCGCGACGTGGCGCCGCCGCCGGTTCCGGGCCTCAACGCCGTTACGGTGCGCGACCTGCTGGCCGCGCTCGGCGGCAGCGACGGCGACGTGCTGACCCTGTCGGGCGGGGTGGCGGCCTGGGCCCCTGCCGCCGGCGGGCCGGGCGGCGGGCCCGGCAACATCGACGGCGGCAACGCCGGCAGTCTCTACACGGGTGGCCAGATCGACGGCGGAAACGCCTGGAGCATCTACGGGTCCGGCCAGAGCATCGACGCAGGAGGCGCTTGAAATGGCACTGCAGATACAGATCCGCGGCGACACCGCGGCGAACTGGACGGCCGCCGACCCGGTCCTGGCCCAGAGGGAGATCGCCCTCGAAACCGACACCGGCCGGCTGAAGTTCGGCGACGGCGCGACGGCCTGGACCGAACTGCCCTACGCCGCGGGCGGCGGGGGCGAGGCGGAGCCGCAGGGGCCGGCCGGTCCGCAGGGGCCGGCGGGGCCGCAGGGGCCGCAGGGCGAGACGGGACCGACCGGCGCGCAGGGGCCCGCGGGCCCGCAGGGCGAGCCAGGTCCGCAGGGTCCTGAAGGGCCGCAGGGCGAGACCGGAGCTGCGGGCGCGACCGGGCCGCAGGGGCCGGCGGGGACGGGCAT